CTCTGGTGAAATAATAAGTTATTTCATATGTCATTGTAAACTCTGCCAAAGGTGACAATCTTTCCACAACATCCACTTGGATGATTTGTGAATTCTGGACAACGCTGGTTTCTTTGCCTCTATATCTGTCAGCGTCTAATTTTTCTTCTATTGCTTCTATTAGTTCATTGCGTTTTTTGTCTAGTTCTGTGCCTCTTACAAAGCCTCTCAATAGGTATTGTATTGTGCCACGACGAACACCAGATGTGTGCATGGTTTCTGTGTCACGCTCTTCTGATCCTGTTTGAACTAATATTGCTGGAAATTGTGTAATTGCTAATTTTTCTACATCAAAAGGTTCCCTAGTCACTAACACAGGACGAGGATACCTTATGTCTTGTAGTATTTCTACAATTGAATCTGCTAAATCGTTGCGAATACTTGCCATTGCCTACCTCTTAAGGCGTAGGAAATGTGTCGCTTGTTTTTCATCGTCTTGAACTGTTCCTGATGAATCCATGTCGTATTCTACACCGTCTCTTAAAACTAAATCAAATTCACGCTCATATTCTGTTCTATAGAACTCCATCTTTCTTTCAAAGACATCTAAGTCTGGTTCAAAGCGTGATAGTTTAGGATAGATATGAAACCCTAGTGCATGGTATACACAAGCTCTTGTCAATTGACTTGCTGTGTATAAATCTTCATCTGGTTCTTGCTCGCCACCAGTCAAGAATTTTACATCGTATAGTCCAATCATTTGAGTGGGCCACCACTTGATTCTCAAGTCGCGAAATACATCATTCTGTGCTTTGGTGAGTTCAGCATCAAAGTCTGCGATGCCGTAATTTAAGATATCTGGTTCGTATTCAGTGACGTCAGATATGTTTGCGAGTGTTATTGCCATGAGTCCTGCTCCAATTTCTGGTAGAGTCCTTCTCTATCCAGTAGTATTTATTCGTTATAAAGAAATAGGGCATCAAAGACGCCCTATTCCATGTTCTTAGCTAATCAATATTAGATTACTGCTGTTGCGTCTGATTGAATTGCAACACCGTATTGATCAAATAGTTCGCTTGTTCCGTAAGCCATTGAACCTACGATTTCAAGTGAACGCTTAGATGCATTACGCTCTGTTTCAATTCTCATTGCTCTCTTAACCATGTAGCCAAGAGCGTCCTGAGTCATTACAGCACCAAAGTATGATCCTGCACTGTCAGCACCGTCTACTACATTTGATTCAAAGATATCAACACCAGCGATTCTTCCTAGGAAGCCATCTCTTAATGCCTGATTACCTACATCACTTAATGCGTGTGACATAGTTGCACCATTGTTTGTTAATTGTGCTTTGATGTCATATGCTTGATATGGGTGTAGCACACAAACAAATCCACCGTTTTGGTTTGCATTGTTTGCTCTTAGTGTAGCCGCCGCTTTGAAGATATCTTCAACAGTCACAGCCGCACCTGATTTGTCAACAACATTAGAGAAACCTGAGAATAGGCTTGCTAAATCTGTGTCAACTTTTTCAGCCATAGCCGCACCAATTTGGCGTCCAATAGCCGCCGCTACATCTTCACTTGCAGACTCAGCCGCTAAATCAGTTAGTTCAACCATAACACCTACTTCACTTGCAGTGATAGTTTTAGATGTTGTGTTGAACGCTGTGTTAGTTAAGTCTGTGCCATCTGCAACAGCCGCCGCCGCTACTGACGGATAGATTGGAACCTGTGCTGTTAAGCCAGGTGTTCCGCTCATGTCGTAATTTCTTACTAATGGACGGATAACAGTTTGTTCATTTAGTGTGAATAGTGCAGATTGCACGATGTTAGCATACAGCTCTGACAACACACTGGAAGTTGCTTCGTTTGCCATGTTATGTCTCCTTTATTATAGCAATTATAGCCTCACACCTTTTGCTTTCATTATCTCACGATATTGTTCGCGGTGTGCCGCATTGTTCATATCTAATTTAGATATGTCGTTGTCTACCACAGGAGTTTGTTTACCTACACCTTGTCCAGTTCCAGAACCTGTTGGTCCTGCTGATACAAAATGTGGATTCTCTGCAAGAAATGTTTTTACCAAGTTGTTAGGTGTTAATGGATTACCATTATCATCATAACGCACTTGTCCGTTTTGATCTACAACATCAACTCCGCCTGCTTCATTTAGACGAACTTGACTTTTCAACAAAGCCACAACCTGTTGAGGATTGATTGCTTTGTTTGCACTGGCTTCGTTTAAGAGTGTGCCATCTACCTTGATTGAGTGTAGTTCAGTTTGATATTGGTTAATTTTAGAATTAAACTTTTCAGCTTGTTCCTTCAATAACTTTTCATACTCACCACGCTGTTCAAGATCCTGTTGGCGTGCCGCCTCTTGTTTCTCTACCAGTTCGTTGTAAAGATTCAAGTCAACATTTGAATATTTCTTTTCAAATTTTGCCTTTTCTCTTTGAACCCTTTCTGCCACTATGCGATTAACTTCGTCTTGTGATAGAAGGTTTTCTTGCTTCGTTTCCTGTGTCGTTGCCTGCTGTTCTTGTGGAGATGCAGTTGTCTCCGTATCGTTTACCGCTGTTTCTGCGTCCATAAAAATTACCTCTTTCTTTTGAGTTGAGTTCTACTCCCTGCCCTCTTAGGCAGTATATGCTTATTTATAATACATAGCATAGATTCGCACATAAATGGCGATTAAATGCTATTTTTTCTTGCGTCCACCACGCATAGAATTTTTCTTCTTTTTCTTACCACCGCGTTTTGCCATGATACCCTCCTTTGTTATTCATCCTCGTCAATGCCAGCCCATGACGGATGTTCCCAATAACCATAGGCTTGTGTTTTGCTTTGTTCAAGGATTTCTTTGCGTCTTTTACGACACAAATGCCATAGTTCAAGCAGATTGTTTCTTGCTCTTACACCTGCTCTTTTTGAATGTTTGGTTTCAAATCTGTGTATGTTGTCATTATACTCTGTCAACACTTCTCTAATTCTAGCTTCAGTGCCTTCAATGTAATATGGTATGTCAGCGACATATCTACCCATCTGTTGTCCCAAACATTGTTGCTAACTCAGGATGTAGTTCTAGTATTTGTTCATTGGTATAACCCTGCGATACCATGTCACGCATATGTTGAACTAGATCCTGAGTGTTTGTGATAGGTGTATGCACCATATCTGTTTGCAACGCCCCCACGCTCTGCTCTTCGTAAGGTTCTTCAAAAATTGTTTCATAGATTTTAGCATCAATTTGTTTTATGATGTTAGGATCTGCAATAGCACTGTCTTTTGCCATTTTCAACATTTGAATATCATTTACTTTGTCTTGTATTGAGAAACTTCTTGGATATTCTACAGTGCCTTGCCATACTTCACCTTGATACATTGCCCAACAACGCCAAATTTGTTCTTCAGCATGTTCTAGGTTCATTGCAAAGTCTGCAAGTTTTGCGTTTAGCATTTGGAATTCAGTTTGTAAACCAATACCTGATAATCTTCTACTTTCAATTGAACGAATACCACCTAGGCAAGCCATTCTGTCTATGCTGTCAACTTTTCTTTCTAGTGTTTGTAGCACACTTTCAATACTTGCTCCATCTGGTTGTAGTAGATAAGGTTTTAAGCCTGGATCCATGCCTTGCGGTAATTGCACAATAGATCCTGCGCCTGCACTTGCTTCTGTGTCAACAGTTTTTACCAAGCTAGGATGATTGGTTAGTCTTACAATTTGTTCAATCTCTGAATTAAATTCATACAATTCTTTTTGTATGTCTGCGATGTCACCCATTGGTGAAACACCTATGCCTCTTATGTTGCTTCTTTGTGCATACACACATACGGCAGGAACTTTGCCAAGTGTGTTGGGCATTGAATATTCTAAGTCACCAGTTTTTTCATCACCATCAATCATGTAAACATTGATTTCATCTGGTGTGTATTCTCTCACATACTGTTTGTCATCAATAATTTCTTCTTTGACTTTTAGGTATGTTAGAGTGTAAGCACCATTTGCACTTCTTTGGTATTTCCAATCCATAACATTGTCTGGCGTAAAGATTGAAACATAAGGACGAATGCCTTGTGCTAATTCTTCTGCTCTGGTGTTTACCTGTGTGTTGGGTTTGTCAATTATCACCCAGCAATTTCCGTATACCATTGTGTATGCACTCAAGTCTCTCATAAATGCATCATAACTTCTACCATCTAGATCCGCATCATCTAAAAATGCATCTAGTGCTGGTCCATTTAGACTTCCATAATCTCTTTTTACATCTCTGCGATATAAGAAACTGTTGTAGATACCTGTGATTGATTTTACATGATTGTCTACAGCAACCATTCTCAATCTTTTTTCGTAGTCTTCTCTGCTTTCATAATAGTAAGGCTCTAAGTAGCGTCCCATGAAGAAGTCATATCCTCCATTAAAGCTATCGCCTAAAAAAGTCCAACGATTTAAATAAAATTTGTATGCATCATGTGCTTGTAAAATATACTGCACATTGTTGCGACTGTCACCTTTGACTATCCTATCTCTTATGTAGGGCATTAGTTCCATCTCCTTGTGTTGTTATTACCAGTGAATGCCCAACGCTGTGGTGTAGAGGATTCATAGTCAGTTCTAAGTGGATATAAGAAATCAATCAAATATCCTACTGCGTCTGCCATATGATCCAACTCTCCGTCTTTTTCAATTACGGATGTTCCTGGTTTGTATACCATTCTTTCTAAGCTGTTTATAATCTGTTTGCATTTGGGATCAATAAACATGGTTCTTTGTTCGTTTGTGTTTTTGAGTTTTGCATTTACAGAGTTAACTCTATCTCTAATTGGTGTGTGTGCATTACGCACTTGAACACCAAATCCTGCATTCTGCAAAATTGAAATATCAGTTCGCCCTCCAGCTGATGTTTTTCTTTGGCGTCCTGCAGGATCTGGATACATTATAATTCTTGATTGTGGATATCTTCTTTTTAATTCATCACAAACTTCATCAGTGTTTGATCCTCTCATACATATTTCATCTACAAAATAAACTGTGTTGCCTTCAATAACACTTATTGCAACACTCATTGGGTCCACATTGAAGTCAATGCCGCAATGTATTTCTCTCATAGGCATACCATTGCAAGGCACTACAGTATGTTCTCTATCAAAGTTGTAATAGACAACTCCTGAGTATGTGTTGAATGTTGCCAAATATTCTTGTTCAAATGTTCTTTGGTCCATGTCACGCTTTGCGGCTTCTATTTCTGATTCAGGAACTTGTTCTCCATCTATTGTTCTATATGTAAAACTATCCCAATCATCAGTTGACTGTGCCATTGAATACATTTCATGACTAAAACTACCCACGCCTCTTGGTGTGCCTAAAAACAAAGCACTGCCATGTTTGTCAGATAGTGTAGGGCGAAGTATTTCTGTCCAAGCCCTTGGATCTGTGTCTTGGAATTCGTCCATAACTAGAAAGTCTAGGCCCACACCTCTTAGTGAGTCTGGTGAGTCTGCACCTTTTAAACATATCTTTGATCCGTTTTTCAATCTCATAGTTAATTCTGCTTCGTTTGTTTGTTCTACCCAACGCAAGTCTTTTAGCTTGCCTTTGAGTTGATCCCAAACAATACCTTTTGCCATTCTATAGCTTGGTGCAACATACCACACCAATGAATTTTGTTTAGAAGCACTAAATCTAGCAAGTTCACGCATTGCCACATGTGTTTTGCCAAAACGGCGTCCAGTGACTGCTACTCTAAAACGCTTGTCACTTTCACATATGTTTTTTTGTGCTTCACTCAATGCCAATTAGTCCTCCCAAGGCAATGGTGCCTTTGCATCTCCATCTTCAGGCGTATCACGCATTCCAAGATATTGTTTTGACAAGAAGATTTGTAGCCTAGAGTCTCCATTCATTGCCTTTTCATACATTGCTCGCCTTAGTGATTGTCTGCCTTCTTGTTTGCCTTGTTCTAATATTTTTGTAAATCTTCTGCGTAGTGTTTCTACGCTAACGCCAACTACTTCTGCAATTTCTTGATCTGAACACTGAATACACGCCAAACGAAATACCAAATCCCTGTCAACGGTTTTGTATTTCTTGTTCGTCTTTCTTGGTTCTTGTTCTGTCATTATAGTTGTCTCTCTACTACTTTGATTCTAAAATTTCTAGAATCTTGTTTTGAATTGTCTGTGACAATTCTAAATTCAACATTGTAGATATTACCTGCTGTGCCACCACTGATATATGCTGTAGCAATAAAGTTAGTATTGGTTGTTGAATCTATTGTTAATGGAGCCGCATCTCCTGATATAGTTTCTGCTGTGACACTGACTGTGCTGATGTGTTCACCTGACGGCATCCAATTATGCCAATCCAAACTATAGTCAAGCACGGCATAAGGATCTTTCTCAATATAAGCACCTGCTCTATCTTGTTGAAATCCTGTTAATGATTGTGCATCAGCCATTATCCTTGTCTCCTATCTAGTGGATTACCAGCAACTTCAACCAGTTCAAGTGGTTGCACTTCAACTGTTCTTGTTTCTGATTTAACATTTATATTTCTATCTTCTTCTGTTATGATATTTATGCGTGTTTCTGTTTTAGTGTTGTAAATCCTTGATTCTGGAACAATTTGTAGTAGTCTTGACTCTACATCTACTGGATATACCCTAAACGGATCAATATTGAATATTGTTAGAGCACTTACTGTTGTGACAAATGCTTGTATATCTATTATACCACCAAACAGTATACCGCCTCTAAAATCACTGTCAAAAACAGCATCTAGTGTTTCAACTGCTCTTACTGTTTTCACAGCGGTTATATCAAGTGTGCCTGCACTTGCAACAATTGATACGCCTTCTGCTGTTGCTTCACCTGATGCTGTAAGTGTAAATGCACTTGAAATATCTGCTTCAAATGGACGTATTCTAAGTGGTGTTGATGTTAAATCAAACACACCAGCTTTTATAGCAACACCATCTGCAATCGTATCACCATCTGCTGTGACTGTAAATGCGGCATCTATTGCTTCAGGATCACCTGCTACTTGGAATATACCACTTGATGTGACAGTAAATGCACTTGCAAATTCTAGATTAGCAATATCACCTGTTTTGTTAGCAGTTGTATCTACACTAACACTTGAACTAATATTTGCATTTGCTTCAAAA